GGATATGGTTGTTGCCATTTGTCACGAAATGATTCATGTGAAACAATATGCTCGTAAGGAAATATCTGATTGGAATGGTTTAGACCAACCCAAATGGAAAAACAACCTAATCAGTAAAGATTGTGGATATTGGGATTGGCCTTGGGAAAAGGAAGCCTATAGTTTAGAATATCAGTTTGCTGATGAATGTTGGGAAAAAAATATAATATGATTAACTTGACTGAATTTGTAGTTTTGATAAGTCTTTCTGTTGCTGCTCCAGAACAGATGTTTACAAATAATGAAACAATAAACTTTGATATACCACAAGAAGAAATAACTTGTCTTGCTGACAATGTATATCATGAGGCACGAAATCAAAGCACTGGCGGTTGGTATGCTGTTATTGCTGTTACTTTGAATAGAGTAAAAGATTCACGATTTCCTAATACAGTATGTGAAGTTGTTAAACAAGGCGAACACAGACCTAGTTGGAAAGGCACTGGCGAATTGATACCTGTTCGTAATCGTTGCCAGTTTAGTTGGTATTGTGATGGTAAGTCTGACACTATTAATAAAAGAAGTATAAAACAATATAAAGATATTACAGAGCTTGCAACTATAGCATTAATTTCTAATGTAGTCTTGTTAGATATAACTGATGGTGCTACACATTACCACGCAGATTATGTCAGTCCTTCTTGGGCCAAGACTAAAACAAAAACTATAGAGATTGGAGATCACATATTTTATCGTTGGGAAAGGTGAAATAAAAGATTTTCTCTTGACAAAACAACAATAATTTGTTATAATTACACCTATGAATATATTTTACTTACACAAAGACCCTGTAATATGTGCAGAGTATCACATAGATAAACATGTAGTCAAAATGCCTATAGAATACGCACAACTGATGTCAACTGCACACAGAGTGCTTGACGGAGAGTTGTATCTAGGCAAAACTAAGAATAATAGAAACATTAAAAGATGGCGATTGTCTGATGAACGAGAAGATGTATTATACAAAGCTTCTCACATTAACCACCCATCTGCAATATGGGTTCGCGAGTCTGTCGAAAACTATTTGCAAATGTACAAACTCTACAGGGCAACACTTGCAGAGTATACAAATCGTTATGGTAAAGTTCATGGTTCAACCAAACCATCAATGTTGCTTAAAGACCCACCATTGAATATTCCTTTTAAGAAAGGAACACCAATGCCTCAATGTATGCCTGAAACATGCAAGGTGGTGGGTAATCCAATCCTTGCTTATAGAAAGTACTATATAACAGAGAAAAGTGGGTTTGCAACTTGGAAGGGTAGGGAGAAACCAGAATGGTACAGGACGACAACATGATATATGATCGACTACTCAGAAGGCAAATCTTAGGAACAAGTGCTGAAGAAGATGCTAAAGATAAAAAGGAAAAAGAAAATCATTCTAAATATTACAATGATTCTTCTTTAAGTATTATGGAAATGGACATGAGAGCTCTAACAAAATCTTACTATGCAGCACTTGAAAGAATTAAGATGTTAAGTGAAGAACTCCGATTAATTAAGGAAGAAAAAAAATAATGCCAACATATACAATAATGAACACTGAAACTAATGAAGAAATGGATACTATGTGTTCTTGGGATGAACTAGAAACTTTTCTGGAAGAACACCCTGCATTTAAATCAGTTGTAACTGCTCCTGCTCTTATTAGTGGTGTTGAAGGTAGAAGTTATAGAACAGATGACGGATTTAAAGAAAATATGTCTAGGATTGCAGAGGCACACCCAAACTCTCCATTAGCAGACAAATTTGGTTCAAATAGAGCACACAAAGAAATTAATACAATGGGTGTTCTTAATAAACATAAGATAAAAAGTATAGGAAAATCTCACGATTTAACTGCAATTGCACGAGAATATCGTCAAGGTCAGTTAGTAAAATAACTAAATAGTATTGTATGGATTCAATATAAGCTTATGTTTTCAGTTTTCATACACCTAAGCAACACACTGTGTCTTCTACGCATTGACACAGTGTGTTGCACTCTCTTAAAGGATTGGTAATGGCAAATAAAAAAGATATCACATTCAGTCAACTAACTAAAATTACTCCTGTTACAGACAGTCAACAATCAGTATTTGACTCTTGGAAAGACGATAAGAATCAATTTCTATTCGGTTGTGCTGGTACAGGAAAGACTTTCGTTTCTCTATACCTCGCATTGCAACAAGTATTGAATCCTGAAACTCCATACGATAGAGTTATTGTAGTACGATCACTTATACCTACAAGAGAGATTGGATTCTTGCCGGGCGATGAGGAAGACAAGGCTGCACTTTATCAAGTACCATACTCTAACATGATGCAATTCATGTTTGAACAACCAAACGAACAAGCATTTAGTATGCTGTATGATCGTTTGAAAGCACAAGGAAGTTTTTTCTTCCTATCAACATCCTTTCTTAGAGGTTTGACTTTCGACAATAGTATTATCATTGTTGATGAATGTCAGAATCTAAACTTTCATGAACTCGATACCATCATTACTAGGGTAGGTCAAAATTCTAAGATTTTCTTCTGTGGAGATTTTGCACAATCTGACTTAACTAAAAACAATGAGAAAAATGGACTAATGGACTTTTTACAAATATTGCAAAATATGAATGAGTTCAATTGTACAGAATTTAATATCGGAGATATTGTTCGTTCAGGATTTGTGCGTAACTACCTTATCCAAAAAACAAAACTAGGGCTAGGAATAGTATGATTAAAAACTATCAACAATGTCTGGACATGATTCTGCACCACGAAGGTGGATATGTAAATCACCCAAAGGATCCCGGCGGGCAAACTAATCTTGGTGTTACTAAAAGAGTATATGATGCTTGGGGTGGTAAAAAAGAAATGAAAGACCTAACGGTTGAAGATGTTGCTCCTATCTATCGAAAGAATTATTGGGGAAGGGTCAAAGGTGATAACTTACCAAATGGTCTTGATTTGTGTGTGTTTGATTTTGGTGTTAATGCTGGAACTAGTCGGGCTGCGAAGTATCTACAAACACTTGTGGGTGCAACCTCTGATGGTGCAATCGGGCCTAATACTATACGCATAGTCAATTCTTATGTAGAACGTGTTGGTCTGAAAGAAACGATTACAGAATATCAATCCAGAAGACAAAAGTATTATGAAAGGTTAAATACCTTTGAAACTTTTGGTCGGGGTTGGACTCGCAGAGTAGAAGAAACAACATCAGCTGCTCTGGAAATGTTGAATGAAATTGACCCTATACAACATGTACTAAATGATTTATATAATCTAAAATGAGGTGTTGTTACTTGACAATAGCATACAGTTGTGTTATAATAATAACTTAATATTATGGTAGGAAATCTAAATGAAACATACACATAAACCAGTATATCTGGCTGAAATAAATGCAACTAACAAAGATGGTATTCGTTTATATGAAACACCAGAGGGTAATAAGTACCCATCAATTACTACTGTCCTCTCAGTACGCAATAAACAAGGTCTGAACGCATGGCGCAAGCGTGTTGGTGATGATGTAGCAAACTACATTTCACGCACGGCTGCAGCTCGTGGTACTGCGGTTCACCATATGTGTGAAGATTATTTGAATAACGAGGATATGCAAAAGCATACCAAGAACTTTTTACCTCACGCACTTTTTACACAACTGCGTGATAATGTATTAAATCGTGTAGACTATATTCTATCTCAAGAGGCAGGACTTTACAGTGACAAATACAGAGTTGCTGGTAGAGTTGATTGTATTGCCGAGTTTGATGGTGTATTGTCTATTATTGATTTTAAGACATCTACTAATCCACGCAAAGATGAATATAATGAATCTTATTATATCCAAACGGCTGCGTATGCAGAGATGTTTGAAGAACGCACAGGAATTGAAATCAACCAGATTTGTATTCTTGTTGTTACACAAGATGGCGAAGTCCAAGAGTTTGTAAAAGATAAAAAAGAATATCTACCTCGTTTGGTTGAAACTATTGCTGAATGGGAATCACAAAACAAAAAAGTCATTGATAAAGTTGCGGTCTAAGACTATCAATAACTATAATATATTACGGAGAATAAATGATTTCTTTATTATTAATTCCCTTTACCAGCTTCTTTCTTATGATGATTATGCTAAGCACATACGGAGAGATTATAGAAAATAAAAATGGACTTGAAGAATATTGGATTATAGTATATTTACAAGTTTTATTTTGGATAGCAAAAAGTTCATGTTGGTATTGTTGTCCATCATATGCAAAATGCGAAAAACATAAAGAGAAAACCCATTGACACAGAGGGACTTTTGTGTTATTATTAATAGTAATAAAAGGATAGCTTATGCTACAAATGCAAACACCTAAATCATTTTCACTAGAAATTGAAAAGGTTGCCTTAGAAAAAAGGATAACTCATATGGATGCCGTAGTTTGGTATTGTCAGAAAAACGAGATAGAACCCGAAACTGTGGGTAGACTAATCACTAAGGGCCTCAAAGAGAAAATTGAGGCAAATGCAAGAGATTTAAATTTCTTGGTCGAAAAATCAGCACAACTACCGATATAGGAGATATGGTAATGAAC